ACGGTAGTGATTTTATGACGGAAGCGAGTGTCATCTAATGGCCAATGATACGAAATTTATTGATTTATTAGAACGGAGGATTAAGCTAAGTATCCATACAACAGCCCCAGCAAGGGTTATCTCTTATAATGAATCGAAGTGCACAGCTGATGTGGAGCTTCTTTTTATGTCTGTAGATCAAGACGATAATGCGGAGAAATATAAAATTATTGAAGGTGTGCCGGTACAGGGGATGAGATATAAAATACCTGAATCGTTCAAAGCAGCTATTTCGAGCCTCATCCCGACTGAGGGAAGTATTGATGGTTCAAATGCTTCAGTTAAGATTGATAACGCGATTGAGTTTACTCCATTTTTGAAAAAAGACGATGTTGTGGTCGTCTCTTTTGCAGAAAGAGCGCTAGATAATCTTAACGGAACAAAAACATTTGATCCTGAATTTCATCGTACTCATGACATAAATGATTGCATTGTACTGGGGGTGTTATTTTGATATCTCCAAAAATAGTGGATGGAGACTTAGTGATTGATGAAAATGGCGATATTGTCATGGTGGAAGGCGATGAAGAACTAAAGCAATCCGTACGGATGATTCTCGAAACTAGACAAGGAGAGTTTTTTCTTGAACCGGACCATGGCTTGGTTTTCGATAACCTTTTAGGGAAAGAAGCCGACCTAGCAAAAGCTCATGAAGATATTGTTGAAGCAGTTTTACAAGAAGAGAGAATTGCCTCTGTTGAAGACGTTATTTTTACTGATAACCAGCAAGAACGGACTAGATCTGTTTCTCTGAAAATGCAAAAAACAGATGGAGGAACGCTTTCTTTGGAGGGGGTGAATATAGAATATGCTTGATGAACATGGATTTAAGAAAAAGACATACGCTGAACTAATTGAAGAAATGGAAGCGAAAGCTAGAGAAGGATTCGGTGAAACAATTAATCTATCGCCACGATCTTTTCTTGGCATCTTAATACGTCTTTATGCGTGGTTTTTAGCTATCGTATGGCAGGTAATAGAGAAGGTTTATAACAACTCATTCCCTGGTACAGCTGAAGGTATTTCTCTTGATCGAGCCGTAAGATTCAAGGGTATTAGTCGAAATCTTGAAGAGTATGCTTATGGAAACGTGAAAATAAGGGGAACGCCCGGTGCAACCATAGAGGCTGGTTTTATCGTAGGCACGAAAAAGAATATTTATTTTGAGACAACGGAAGATGCCGTCCTGGATGAAATAGGGGTAGCTATCGTAGAGATTTATGCAGAAGAAAAAGGAACGCAAGGGAATGTGGCTGCTGGCGAAATTACAGAGATTTTATATCCCGACCCAGAAGTCATTTTTGAGGTTATTAATCTAGAACCAACAGCGGGTGGTACAGATAGAGAAACAGATGCAGCTCTATATGATAGGTATCAATCCTATCCTCCCAATAAAGGTGCATCCGATTTAGAAGGGATTCAGGCTGAACTATTAGAAGTGCCTGGTGTTCGTGATGCTATTGTAAGTCAGAATACATCAATGGTAGAGAAGGATGGAATTCCTCCTAAATCTATTGCACCGTTTGTTTTTGGTGGTACAGATCTTGATGTGGCAAAAGCTATTTTTGGAAGAAAAGCTGGTGGGATACAGTCATTCGGTTCAACGGTAGTAGAAGTTTTCGATTCAAAAAATATCAAGCATTATATTGGATTTACCCGGCCTGAAATTATTCAGATTTATGTACGAGTGACTTTAACAAAGAAAGCTAATTTTCCGTCCGATGGGATAGAAATAGTACGTGCTCAAATCTTAAATTATATAGGTGGGGAAAATGAGTCCGGCACAGAATATCCAGGTCTTGGACTTAAACAGAATGTGATTATTAACCAAATCGTCTGGTCCATTATAGAACTAAATATTGTAGATGATGTGGCAGTTGAATTAAGTACAGATGGAGTAACATACACATCCGGAAATATCACCGTGCTTGACGGTAAGGTCGCTAAAACGAGTTTTGATAAGGTTGTGGTTTCATGATTTTTTTAGACAACATTCTCTCGAAACTGACCGATGCGTATAAAAAGACGAAAGAAAGCAAGATTGGAAGATTAATATCTATCGGCGCCTCACCGTTAGACGATATCGACAGTACGTTAACCCGTATGGAGGAATGGCGTGATATTGATTTAGCGAAAGGCAAAGCATTAGATCGATTAGGTCAAGAAATCGTTGGGGAATTTCGAGGCTCGTCTACGGATGAAGAGTATCGCTTGAAAATAAAGACAAGGATTGTGACAAACTTTTTATCAGATGGGGACATCGAGAGTATAAATCGGCTCCTACAAATCTATTTGAATGAACATTTTATTAGTGCTCAAGAAGGGTGGAGTCTTAAAGGAAGTCCTTTTGATGGAGAACCAGCCATGCTTTTTATTACGGTAAAAGGCGATGGTAATCCATACGGTATTCCCTTTTCTGACTTAAATCGAGTGGGGATAGGCGGAATAGGTACACAATGGCAATATCTCTTGGAAAGAGAATTAACTGCAGCCGATGAATACCAACGCTGGATGTATCCATTTGAAAACTACGCTGGTCACATGATAGCAGCTGGCGAACAAATCACAAATGGGAACGCACTTTATCAAGCATCTTTAGAAATCAGCGGTGCTTATTCCAAAGCGGATAACCTTTATCTAATCTGCGGGGACTATGTTTCTGGAGACAATATCAGCAAGGATTACAACTCTAACTTTGAACTAAGTGGGGTTTATTCGTCGTTTTTACAAAACTATCCGATTTGCGGAAATTTTGTTGCAGGAGAGGTGATTTAATGGCTATTACAACTGGTGGACATACCAAAATGAAAAACTGGCTGAAGGGATTTATTAAAGAAGGTCAATACACGATGGGTGGAGTGAAATACAAAACGCCTATCTATAAAACAGATTTAACAGGCGATGTTATTACGATTTATCTGTATTTAGATGATACGGTTTCCGGTACGATTACTAAGTTTGAATTACTTGATCAAGATGGAGCCGTATTCGATGATCAACCGGATAACATCGTAAAACCAAACATAAACGGTTTACTCATTTCTTTTAAATACACATTAAAGAGAGTCTAGGAGGTAATTGAATGCCTTATTCACAAAAACAATGGCAAGATCGTATTAAAGATGCACAAGGAAATATTATTCAAGAAGGCACGCCTTTTAGTGCTGGTAACATGAACCGGATGGAGCAAGGAATTGCTGATGCCCACGCACAGTTAGAAGAAGCAGCTAGAGCAAAACAAACATTAATGCATGGTGTTAGCGTATTAAATGGCACTGTCGATGCTCCAGTTAATATCGAAATTGAAGGCCGTACATTAATTCCTATGCAAAACACGGTACTCGATCCATTAAAGTACTATGTTTTAGCCGATAAGCGCACAAAATTAAAGTGGGCCGATGCAACGATTCAAGCTGGAATCGCTAAATTCACGGTAAAGGCAGAACGGCCAACATTAATCCGCGTTGCGAATTTCGAGGGGAAAACGACGGGCAGTACGTTGGAGAATCCACATTTTTATAAAGGGAGACAGAATGCAGTCTTAGGGAATCCTACGGTAGGGGCCGATTTTGTAGAGAGGGCGCAGAGTGAAATTGATAAGATTAAATCACTTGACGGTTCGGTGAACAATAACCCGTTGTCTATAACGAGTGGGAATATACCCCAACAATTATTTTCATTCGACCTAATCGCGGAAATAGAGCGTCAACTAGGTCGCATCCCGCGAACAACAGTTACGGATAAGGTGCAATGGATTAAAGACAATGTGAAAGAAGTGAGAATAAATTGGCACGGCTACGGAAATAGTGTCGTCGGGAATAAAGCTACTTTAGCGATTTGGAGAGTTGATACGAGTGCGTGGGATTACTCTCAAAATCACACTTCTGCAAGTGTCGCAAAAATAGGTTATGGATCAACAGCTATGAATACAAGGGTTGATGCAAATGCCTTCATCCACTTCCTGGCCTACGCCGAACCATCAGACGGTGTAACATCATCAACAATCAACACCGACTATGTAGAGTTAGAAATCGAACTAAAACCGGAAGTTATCCTACATGCTCCGCGCGTACCACTTTACGAGGTAACAAAAGAGCATTATGATGCAATCCTTGTAACGATGCTTGAGGATGAAGTCTTACGCCGTTATCCATCGGTGGAGGGTGTAACTCACTTACAAAACCCGTACATCATGGCGGAGGGCGAGAACTTATTGCCGCCGTTTAGTGAGTGGAATGTTCACGCTAATGCAACGATTAAAGGCGCTTATGATATAGAATTAAACCCAACATCAACAGGGCAAGCGAACGTTTCACCTGTTATAATGTTTTCTTCTTTTGGCCAAAAAGTTACATTGACAGGTGAGTTATCCGGAACTGCTAATTTGAATAGATACGATAAAAACGGGAATTATTTACGAACTACATCAATAACTACATTGCCAACAACGGTGACGCTAGCAGATGACACATATGGGGTCGCAATCAACTTTAATAACGCTTTGACAATAGGTAAATGCACATTAAAAAACCCAATGCTAACACTAGGCGATGTTGCAAAACCATTCACACCACGCAATCCATCCTATGCATTGTTTGAAACAAAGCTAGGTTCAGTCGGCGGCGTTGCAGACCGTTTATATGAGCAAGATGCGAAGTATTTCAAGCGCAAATCGATTGAGGATGTTGTTTTGGACGGTTCGATTCCTTGGGTGTTTGAGTCTAGCAAAACCGGTTATAAAGTATTCCGAGCTAATGCGCTACTAAATGTACCTACTGTTTCTTATTATCAATTGGTGGCAACTTCAAAATACAATGGTAAGATGTTGCCGAACTTACCGGCGACAACTGATTTTACAGACGGGGACCAACTACATGTGTCTACATCACCGAGTTCGGGGTCAGTTAAAATATCTATCTCTAACCAAGATTCGGGGTTATCTGAAAGCAGAACGCCAACAAACGATGAAGTAAAAGCTTATTTCAACGGCTGGAAAGTCAAAACAACCGACCCAACAACGTTTATTGGAACGGCGTGGACTTCTATCTTTGATGGAACAGATGCACCAACGCAGACGTTAGACTATGTAAAAGCTAATAAAGCTCCAGGTTACACACCTTACAAACTGTCTTATGTCCTGCCGACTCCAAAAGTCGAAGAAATCAAATCCGAGGGCGCAATCAGTGTTAACGGATTAACGCAAATCGAAGTTGGTAGCGGGATTATTGTGAGGGAGAAAGTAACACCATCAACAACAGCAAGTTACGCTCATATCAACAATGTTGGCGTTGTCGGTGCGACTGATAATCCACTTTCAAAAAGAGCAGCGAAAATTTTAAATATTTATGCGAACGGTCAAAAAGATACTCAAAAATGGACTCCTTTTTCTACGTATGCAAACGGAGCGCAACGTATGCACTTGGAAATTGCGAATTATGATGCAACGGCAATATACACCGTAACGTATCTAGTTTTTGACCGTCAACCGTTCACAGCAAATCCGGTTAATGTATCAGCTCAATTTGCCAATAACATCCGAACAGCTTTAGAAGATACAACCAAAAAGGTTGAGGATGTTAAAACGGAAACATCTGTAAATTCATTAATTTTATATGATGTACTAAAACGATTAAAAGCGGGGGGCCTCTAATATGGATGAGTTGTTGCAAAGAGTATTACAGCAGTTAGGTAAAACACCAGAAGAATTTGATCAAGATGTTGAGGAAATGCGCAAGCAGTCAAACTCTGAAATGATGGCTAATTTAATTGCCATGCTGATGCAAAATGCAGAGTTTACAGCCATGATGCTATCAACATTAATGATGGAAAATGCTGATTTAAAATCAAGAGTTGAACAATTAGAAGGGGGACAACCTGTATGATAAACATGTATACAAGTGCCGTAAAATATGGATATATGACAATTGATCAAGTACCAACGCAATATCGCCTACAAGTTGAAGAAGCACTAAACCCGCAAACACCTGCTCAGTAAGGTGTATTTTTTATGACTTGAAAAGGAGTGTTGGAAAATAGAATTTTTCAAGGGCTGCATGTGGGGTGGTTTATTATCCATCCCAATGTGGATTATCATTATTTTGGCCATACGAGCTTTAATAAATTAATAAACAACTTCATGATCTGAGAAATGCCCTGTACCGAGCAGGGCTATTTTTATGTAGAGCAGGTGGAGGAATGACAATTGAAATTGGGTCATTAATTGCAGTTTGTGGCTTGCTGCTAAGTTATCTTACTTATCAATTTAATAAGGAGAAAGAGAACAAGACAGATACACAGCA